ATCGGCTGGAACCGCAAGCTAATCAGTCATGGCACTCAATAAACTCCACAAGAAGGATTTTGTCATCGCGATTAAGACGGGCGATGACTCTGCGGCTACTACTTTAGCGACTCTTAAATTCGCCAAGGAAGCGGTAAAGGGCGAGTTGTATTTCAATACTGCAACGAGCGGAACATACGCACAGAAATTATTCATCGCCACATCAGATGCTGGCTCAGGCGTAGCGACTTTGGTGCAGTTGAACTAATGTCTCATGCCCTCACATTCGCGATCACCTTCTTACTCGCTGGCTGTTCGCTTCGCTCAACCTACCCAACACTTGGTGGAATAGCTGGTGGAGGTGTAGGCAGTCTTGGCGGACCTGGGACAGCAGCCCTTGGTGCTGGTGCTGGTGTACTAGCTGGGGAGGCATTGAAAAATGCCGACAAGCTAGTGGAGGCAGAGGAAAAAATCGAAGCAATCACGAAAGGTGATGTTTCCAAGTTAGTCGCCCAAGGCATGGCAAAACACCAATCAGGATTTGAATCATTCACCAACAATGTAAAACGCTGGCTAATGTGGGCAGCAGTTGGATTGGGTGCCTACCTAGCAATTCCAATCTTTGTGGCTCGAAAGTGTAGCCGAACCGAAGCCCTTAAAAACCAAACCCGCCCACCATTTCCTAATCAATGAATAACTTCAAACTACTCGCAGACAAATTCAACTCCCTAACCAAACGAGGCAAAGTGATTACATTATTCGCTGGAATTATCATCGTCCTAATTCTCCTCGACGCTTGCAAATGATTGATCGAGTTGCAGTCGCTGGAATTTTAGGCACCTCTGCCACATTCGGTCTTGGAACGATCAATGAGCTAGTGGGTATTTGTGCGGGGGTAATCACCATTATTTTTATGGGTATCAAAATAGCCCAAGAGTTTCGCAAGAAATAAATGCCTACCTACAAGCCAATGGGTCCGCTAGACTCTCCGATCCTACAAGACGGGGATAGGGGCTTTCGTGGCATAAACAGCTACCTTGAACCAACCAGCCTAGAGGCTGGTACAGTTGAGGTTTCGGAAAACATGAGGCTGGAAGGTGACTTGGCAAGTGTTCGCAAGGGAGTACAGTTTAAGGCGGGTAATGTTACCTTTACCTATTCGGGGACAGAACAAGTATTTGCATCCACCTTATTTAGCGATCCAGCAACGGGTGCAGAATTTATTGCACTAGCGACCAAGGATAAGGTCATTCTATGGAATGACCAAAATGATACAGGAATCGATATCGCTTACCCAGGTGGCGAGGTAGTTGCGAGTGCAGACAACGCGAGTTTCGTGCAAGCGATGGAGAAACTCATCCTATTTCGTGGAGAAAGTAAAACACCCCTTGAGTGGGATGGCGGTTACACAACACCTACTGCATTTGTTGTGAAGCAAAATGCATCACCCACAGCGGGTAGGGTACAATGCCCAAACACAAACTTTGGTATATTTTTCGCCAACCGATTGATCGTCCCCCAGCCAAGTGACTCGGACTACAGCATTGTAATGTCTGATCTATTGGACACAGATAATTTTTACGAAGCAGAAAGTCAGTTCCGTATTAATCGTGGAACCGCAGATCGATTAGTCGGGTTTACTCCGTACATGGAGAACCAGCTAATCGTATTTTTTCGCAACAGCATCCATCTGATAAATAACTGTGCTGTAACAAGTGCAGCAGCGGTATTTGAGATTACCCGTCAGCATGGATGTGTAGCTCGTAAGAGCGTGGCATCGAGCGGGCCACAAACTTATTTTCTTAGCGATGATGGTGTATTTACCCTTCAGCAAGGATTGGACCCAGCCAAAGGATTAGGGGTCGCAATCTCAAAAGTAAGTGGGGAGGCATTGCCACTTAGCCAACCCATTCAGGATCAGTTTGCAGATGTTAACTATGCCTCTGCCGACAAGGCAGTAGGCATAGTATTCGACAACAAGTATTACCTCGCAGTCCCCACAGGATCATCCGCAACCAATAACAAATGTTTCGTTTATGATATTCTACAAAACTCATGGACGAGTGTGGATAGCTTCCCCGCTGGTTTTCAGATAGACGATTTTGTAACTGTCCTTCACGGATCAAACCCACAGAAGCGTAGACTATTTGCTGCATCCGATAAAGGTTGGCACTTGGTCGAGGAGGGTAGTTCTGATGTTACGGGAACAATTGGAAATACCAGCACTACCAGCACCGCAATAGCTGCCAAGTTGAAAACCCGATCCTTTACCTTGGGAAACATTGAGGTGAAGAAATGGAGACAGGGGCAACTTGGTTGTGAGGTAAGTAATGGCGATCAATTTACCATCAAGGTAAATACCATTGACCCTGACAGTACAACCTTGGTGCATACTGAAAATTACAGCGGGTCAGACGAAGAGAAACTCATCCGCTTTGGTAGCGGGAGGGTACGGGGCTATGGTGCATCGGTAGAGGTAAATGTACAAAGTGGATCACCCAGCTTTCGCCATGTCTCATTGGAAGCAATTGAGGGTGGGGCAAACAACAGAAGGGACATTGCCTGATGCCTGTCACCGCACAAGTCACCCGTGGATTCACCTTCGATACTTCGGTCGAACTATCTCCATCCGCCCTAAATTTACTAGGCGAACCAACTGTTACTATACCCAGCATCTCTGCCACCGAAGTGGTGATGGAAAACTTTACAGTATCCACATTACCCACCAACGGAACAACGGGCAGAATTGTATATGTGAGCGATGGCGATGGTGGAAACCCATGCCTAGCGGTGGACAATGGAACGAATTGGGTGCGGGTAAATCTCGGTAGTGCCGTAAGCACTACCGATGCAGATGAATACTTGATGGCAGAATGAACATTCTACACAAAGCTCAAGAATTATACGATCAATGCGGGATTGATATGAATCGCGACATTGCGGCGTATTGTGCGAACGGCTATGTGTTCATCACTCCCTACAGCTTCCTACTCGGCAAAGCGGTAAACTCGAAAAGCGAGGTACACCCAGCGGATCAATGGAATGTCGAGAACCCCGATGCCTGGTATGTTAATATGGCGGTCGGTTGCGGGGTATCAGAATTTATTAATCGCATACCATATCCACTCCCACTTGTCGGGTGGATGCGACAACTAAAAAACCAGCCTGTTCGCTGGTACGACTTTAAGAGAATTATTCGGAGGAAATAAATTATGGGAAGCTCACCTAATATTAATTACCCACAGCAACCAAGCTACGGCGAGGGCATGGCGGATGCCATGAAGGCACAAATGGAGCAACTGCTCGGCCAAGGCGAATATGCACAGATGTATGCGGATGCTGGATTTGGGGGTGGTAACCTTGGCGACATTATCGCTGGAGTGGAAGGTCCGATTCGCCAGCAAACCGCACAGACCGATACCGATGTTCTCAGACAGACGCTGTTAGGCAATCAGACAAAAGTTGTTAAAGACCCTGAGACAGGGAAGTATGGCATACCTGGCGGAGAAGTGGTTAGTACAAAAGAATCTAACCCAAACTCTAGGTTCCAAATTGTCAAAACTTCAGGCGTTAAACTCTTTAAGGAGAAAGCGGGAAAAAGCCACGATGAATATAGGACACCAACATATGAGATAATTGATACGGAGACAGGTGGAATTACAAAATACGGGGGTTATAAAGTCGATTATTACCCGTGGCAAGATGGAGGTAAAATCGTATTTTACGATAAAGATGGTGAACGGTCTGTAGATACAGGAATCGGAAGAGACGGAGGGCTTAGTACTTTAGAGAATTATTTTACAAAGAACGGTGCAAAAGAAGTCAGCGAGGCTTATCAGCAACTAAGTGGTATCGCTAAAGAATCAGGTGAAGATGCCGCCGCTCAACAATTTCAATTCACCAATCCCTACACAGGCGAGCCACTAAAGGAAGGCGAAGTAGTCCGCGAAGGCGATGGCATGATCGACCTATTGGGCGATAGGCGGAATGCTTTAGGTACTACTCAGGTCGACAAAGCACCAAGAGAATATGTGAAGGACATTTATCGGAGCATCGTTGGCAGAGAGCCTGACGAAGCTGGGCTGAGTTATTGGTCGCAACGGATAGATAATCCGAGCGATATGCAAAGGCTAGAAGACAATTTGCTGAAAGAAAGAGCAGAAAAGTTAAAAGCTGGGCAAGATGTTCCCGCATATACCGAAGGTTCGTACACAGATTTAAGATATACTCAGGGATTCGGAGACACGGGTCGCCAAGCGGGCTTCGATGCAGAAGGAAACTTCCTTGGACTCTCCGCCCTTGCCGAAGACATTCAACGGGGCAACCTCTCCCGCCAACGCGAGGCAGACCTATCCGATGTGGAGCGACTATCGGGTCGTTACAGCGATGTAATGGATCAGTTCCGCCCAGGCACGCAACAAGCACTTACCGATGCCTCTGCCGTACTAGAGGCACAAAAAGACAACCTTACAGGCGCTGGTTCAATCACTATACCAGGCACTTCCACCTACGGGGGCGATATGGCTGCGGGTACTATGACTGCCGCTCAAGTGGCT